AGGACCACCGGCACGGCGCCAGTGACACGCTGCTGGTGGAGGGCTTCCAGTACCCCAGCGAGCGTCATCGAGGCGGCGGGAGGCGCGAAGCCGCCGAGCGAGGGGCGTGAGGTCGTGCCCATCTACTTGTCGCTCTCTTCGTGGTAGGATGTCATATGCCTCGTACTGGTCGGCCTCGTATAGATCCTCTCATACGCTTTTGGGCGAGGGTAAAAAAGACGAACACGTGTTGGTTGTGGCAGGGGTACAAACCGCCACATGGCTACGGAGAAATCAATGTAGCAGGCCGGGGTACCAGACAGCGGGTACACCGCTTCGCGTACGAACGCCTCGTTGGCCCGCTTGCGGTCGGCGCGCTGGTCTGCCACCGTTGTGATGTACGACATTGCGTACGCCCCGATCATCTGTTTCTCGGCACGACGAGCGCGAACATGCAGGACGCTGTTAGCAAGCGTCGCATGGCTTACGGAGTGCGTAATAGCCGCGCCCGCTTCACCACTATCGACGTACTGACAATGCGTCAGCGTCGCGCGATGGGTGAGCCCTTGGCACAGATTGCCGTTGCCTATCAAACCAGCTACAACACCGTCTACCGGATCGTGACACGACAAGCGTGGCCGCATCTGCCCTAGTGTTCACTTTCTGTGGTGGTGGTCCGGGTCCCACCGTCCTTGCTCTCCTGCTTGGGCGGCGCGTCTCCACTCGCCTTCCGCCCCGCCGGGTTGGCCGTCATGCCGATCCCCAGCATCTGCTGCGCCATCAACCGTTCGGTGATCGTCACGGGCACGCGGATCTCGAGCACGGTGCCGGGCGCCTGCATGTTGGGAATGAAGCGGCCCGTCGCCAGCCCCTCGGCCAGCTCCTGCTGGTTCGGCGGCGTGAGCGGGGCGAGCGGAATCGGCGGCGGCGCTCCCATGTTCGGGCGCTCCAGGCGCTCCATGAGGGTCCAGATGTCGAGGTACCCCATCCTCGCCAGCTGGAAGTCCATCATCTTCTCTTCCTGCGCGTTGAAGGCAAGGACCGAGTTCGGCGCCACGACGAAGGCCATGAGCTGCGCCATCGACTTGGCCCGCTGGTCCCGGGGCTTGCTCTGATCGAACGTCGGATCGTAGTCCGGGTTCGGGATCGGCATCCCGGTCATCGGGTCGGTGATCGTCGGGCTCATCGCCGGAAGGAGCGTCCCCGGCTCGAGGTCGAAGTCCTCCAGCGTCTGCCCGGCGTCGCCGAGGAGGTGGATCCGCTTCCCCGAGGTCTGGAACTGCAGCGAGTTGCAGAGGATCTGCTGGCTGGCGTCGCGGAGGAACGCCTCGAACATGCGGCCTTCGAGACGGAGCTCCGGCGTCATCGCCTGGTAGAACTTCTCGATCGTGCCCTCGGCCGGCATCTGCTTGAGCTGCTGGAGCGCTTCGAGGTTCCCGGTGCCGGCCAGGGACTCGAACCTGGCGGTCAGGCCCTCGAGCATCTGCGCGGCCATGGCGAGGATCTGCGGCTGCGGGCCCTCGATCGGCTTGAACGCCTTGTCCACGTCGAGCACCTGCCCGCGTAGCTTGATGTTCTGCCCCGGTCGCCGGGCGTTGTAGACCCGGGCGGCAGTCTCTCCCACCGCATTGGTGTCGATCACGGTGGATCGGTTGAGCCACTGCTCGATGCCGAGGAGGACGCCGCGTCCCAGCCGGTTGATCGCATCGTTCACAGGGGTGAGGTCGGCCAAGGCGCTCTGCCCGAGGAAGAACCACGGGAGCTTCCAGGGGGAGAAGCGCACGAAGGGGTAGAGGCCGTGGAGGTACGGCGCGCCGCCGTCGTAGAGGAGCGCCCTGTCCGTGCGAATGATCAGGCGCTTGTTGGGGTAGAGGAGGTCTCCCGGCTCCACCGTGTACGCCCACGGCTTGGTCGGGTCGCCCACTACCACCGGAACGCTCTTGAGGTTCCGGCTGCGGTCGTTGAGATAGGCCCGGTAGTAGAGGACATCGCCCGAGCGCACCGGGCCGGCGCCACGCGGGATCCCCGAGAGGCCGGAGAGGGTGTCTCCCACGGTCTGCATGGGAGGCGCGATCCGCTGGAAGAGGCCGCGAATCGAGGCGAGGAGCCCGTCAGCGGTGGGGGCGATCAGCGCCGCAAGGTGCGGGTAGCGGTCACGCAGGATGTTGACCGAGTGGGCTTCTCGGAACACCACCCCTTCCCAGCTCTGCACGCTGCCATAGCGCGAGGGCCGGATCGGCAGGGTGTCCCGAGGATCCTTCGGGATGATCAGGTGGTCCTGCTTCTTGTGATCCCACTCGATCATCATGTCGGCGGTGCCACAGGCCCACGCGATCTTCATCACGTCGGCGAAGGCCACATCCGCCATGTTGTTCAGGTACCACGCGATCGTCAGCTTGTTGAGGAGATCGGCGGTGGGGGCGTACTTGGGGTTGAGGCTGCGCCAGCCGAAGGTCGGCTTGAGGTCCGTGAGCGCACTCACGTGGGCTTGTGCTGCCCGTCGGCAGAGGTTCAGCGTGAAGCGCTCGATGTCCGCGAGGGTGCCAGGCGTCACGCCCTGGATGCCGAGCTTGTGATCGCCCGACACGTACGCCATGCCCTCGGTCATCTTGTGGTAGTTCGGGTCCTGCTGGATGAACCCGTCCCCTTCCACGATGGCCTCGTCGAGCCACCCCATCAACTTGGAGTTGTACCGAGGATCGCGCCCGTTGAGCGCGTCATCGGACATCGTGGGGAACTGGTAGAAGCCTGAGGACGAGTACGCCATAAGAGACTCGGGAGAGTGCTAGATCGGGTCCATCGGCAGGGCGGAGGCGAGGTCCTCGGTGGCGCCGGGGCCCATCGACTCGTCCACCTCACCGTGCTGCACGATGAAACGCGGGCGGCCCTTGGCATCGGTGAAGGAGGGCGGAGGCGTCTCCTCGATCTTGCCCAGGGTGTTGACGCTCATGTTGCTCTTGTTCTGGGAGTACCCCCGGATCACGTAGGGCTGCCCGATCCCCTCGGCGGCGAGCTGCTCGCTCTGCTTCTCGAACTCGCGGATGTCGTGGAGCGACTCGAAGCGCATCCCGTTGGGGCCGATGGGCACCTCGATCGGCGAGGTGTTGCGGAAGTCGATGGCCGGCGCGTGGCCGAAGCGCGGCGCCGGTGGGTCGATCATCGTGGCGGTTCTACGCCACTTCATCGGCGCACCACAGCACTCGGGAGGGTCCCCGATCTGGTGGGGCCGCCTGCGCGCAGTGCTGCAGGACTGGCACTGGAAGATCTGGTAGAGGACCGCGCTCTCCATCGGATTACGCCGTGGGGGCGGTCTCGGCCGTAGGCGCGGTCTCAGCCACCGGCGGCTGGTCTGTCACCACACGAGTGACGATGGGGAGCTCAGCGGCGGCCGCCGGGAGGCGGAAGAAGTCGGAGAGGAAGGTGGCGGCGATCCGGCCGATGTACTCCGCCGGGTCCTTGTGTTCCCGGGCGGCCAGGCGCGCGATCTCCTCGAGCTGCCCCACCGGGAAGTCGAGGCGGATCTCGCCCAAGTGGACCGAGCCCAGCCGGTCGATGTACTGGAGGATCTGCGGCAGGGTCATCGGCGGGAAGGTCCGCCCGGCGGCCATGCCGATCTGATCCAGGTCGTTGTAGTCGAGGGTGAGGAAGGGCTTGCTGGCGAGGTGGGCGACGCGGGTCAGGAGGCGTACCACTTCCTGCTCCAGCGCGTCGGGCGCCAGGAGGGCGGAGGCGGGCATGTGCCCGGTGATCGCTTCGGCCAGGTCGTCAGGGATAGTGATCCGCATGAGAGGTGCGCTCCTTGGGGCTCAGAGGGCAGAGAGGGCCGTCCGAGCGACACAACAGTAGCACGGGGCGCGCCGGGCAGCGGCGGAGATGCCCCGCTCCCTGAGGTCGAGGGAGGCGTCATCGTCGGGGACGACTGGGAAGAGCCAGCCGCAGACGGCCGTGTCGGTCAGCTTCACCGGGAGGAAGGGGCGCTTCCCGGTATCGAGGGTCAGCAGGCACATCACCCCGACCTTGGGGGCGTACGCTTCGAACACCCGGGCCTTGAGCCCCGGCGTGCGCTTAGTAGAAGTCTCCGCCATCGTAGGTCTCTCCCCGGAGATCGTACAGCAGCTCTTCCAGCTCGGGATCGAGCCGGTCTACCCGACCCCCCTGCACCTGAGCGATCTCCTCCTCGGTGTAGGGCATGGTCTGGTAGGTGTTGCCCTTGGCGTCGTAGTCCGAGAGGGACTGGCGGCGCTGTTCGACCTGCCGGAGCCGCCGGCGTCGGTCGGCGAGGGGCTCACGCTCTCCACCGGCCAGACGCCAGGACACGTAGTGGCCGATCGCCACCGACATGATGCAGTCATCATGCGCGCCGGCGGCGGCGGCGGCGTCGGCAAGGAGCCCATCGGTCTGGAAGTCGTGGAGCTCCCCCAGGGTGTGCGGCGAGTTGAGGATGAGATCCGGGTCCCCGGTCACCGGGTCGAAGGTGGTGAGGGCTTCGTAGAAGTGATCCAGCACAATCGGCCGGGTGCGCTGGGTGGTGTACCAGCCTTCTCGGGCGGAGAAGCGGTTGGCGTGCGCGGCCGCGCCGACGTGCTCCATCACGTAGAAGTGCCGATAGCCGAGGTGCAGGCGCAGGGTGTCCTGCGTGCTCATCCCGTGGTTGTTGGTCTCGATCGCCGCACAGGCTTCGCGCCCGGCGTCGTCCACGTAGAGATGCCCGAGCGCATCCATCACGAAGGCGAGCTCTCTGGGCTTGATGCGATCCGAGATGAAGTGGGCGACCTGTTCCTCAGCGCGCTCGATCGTGCCCTTGCGGATCACATCCACCGAGGAGCGGTCCTGCCCGAGCCCGTCGGACACGTCGGCGGAGATCACGTAGGAGTACCCGCGCAGCGGTGGCTCGTAGATCGCACACAGGCCCATACCATCGACGTGCGCGCCGCCGGGGGCGAGGTCCTTCATGGCGAGCGGGACGAAGCCGTAGCCCGGGGGGATGAGGGCGAGATCGTCAGTGAGACGCGCGAGCTTGCGCGGGAGGGCAGGGAGGCCGCGAGGGGGCATCAGACCATCTCCTCAGCATCTGCGGCGTGCGCCGGCATTGAGAGCTCCTCCTCGAGATCCCTCGGGGAGAGTGCGTGGTCCCGAAGGTCCGCGATCAGGGTGTTGGGAAGTACGCGGTAGATCAGACGCGCCGGGCGCTGGCGGTTCCTCAGGTTGTCGATCTGCGCCGGCGTGAAGATGCTGCGGCCGGAGTACTGGAACGCTTCCTCGGGTTCGGCCGGGTATTCCTCGAGGAACTTGTAGAGCGTGCCCTTGTCCTCGGCCGCCCGGCGCTGCAGGTGGTACCAGTAGAGCTGTTCCTTGGAGAGCCGGTAGGTCTCTCCGCCCATCCACCGGGGTCCGTGCTGCGCGACTCGGGCGGCGTACTCGATCACCGAATCCGGCGGGGTCCAGCCGGTCGGGCACGGCGCCCAGTACTTGCTCCGCTCCGCGTACCACGGAATGAAGATGTTGAAGCTCCGACCATTCCCCGCCTGGGTCGTCATCCACTCCTTGTGCCACCAGTTATGCCGGCCCTTGGCGGTACTCTCCTTCGCCATGAAAGTGCGCGGCGTCATCGGGATGGCCGGCATCAGGGCGTCGTCGATCTGCCCGGCGTTCTCCCAGGTGGAGAGCTCGGAGAGGTGGGCGACCGAGTAGGTCTTGGAACGGCCGATCTGTCCCTTGCTCCCACCATCGTCCTGGAGCGCACCCTTCATCGACTTGCCGGATTCCACCACCACCGTGGAGCTGTTGGTGAAGACGATGTGGTGGTCCTTGGTGTGATACCGCTCCCCCGGCTTCAACCACCAGGGCGTGTGCTCCACGGTGAGCTCGAGCATCCCGAAGAGGCCGGTGGAGCCGGAGTTCTGCGGCACGTCGGAGGCGATCAGTCCCTTGGTGTAGGTCTGCGTCATCGCCCGATGGGCAAGGATCGACTGGCAGAGGGT